GTATAAGATGGATACATTGCGTAATGAAGTTGAAAGATACAATGAAGAATTTATTAAGACCAATCGTGCATTAGGCGAACTTGGTCATCCAGATACTCCTACTTTAAATCTAGAAAGAGTATCACACAAGATTGTTTCTTTAGCAGAAGATGGTAACACATTCTATGGCAAAGCAATGATCCTAGAAACGCCATACGGTCTGATCGTCAAAAACTTTATTGACTCTGGTGTTAATCTAGGTGTATCATCCCGTGCAATGGGTTCTGTTACCATGACCAAAGAAGGTTATAATTTGGTACAAGATGACTTGAGACTTGCAACTGCGGCAGATATTGTAGCTGATCCATCTGCTCCAGGTGCATTTGTCAACGGTATTATGGAGAACAAAGAGTGGTTGTTTGTCGAGGGACGTTTTGTGGAAATGGATATTGATGACGCAAAAAGACAAATCAAACAGGCATCTAAACAACAAATAGAACAAGTAGCATTAAATCTATTTGAAAATTTTCTCAGAAAACTTTAATTTTATAAATATTCAATCATAAAAGGAGAACCTTAAATGGCAACCAACAAATTACTAGAAGCAGCAGCTGACATTCTTGCAGGAAGCAAGAAATCCGCTCCAGCTATGCCTCCAGCAAAACTTCCAGGTACAGAAATGGACTTGGGTGGACCAACACCACAAAATAGCAAACCAATGGACGACTCAAATAAAATTGATACGACTAAAGGTGCTAAGAGTGCAACTGCTCCAACAACAAAACCATCAGCAGCATCTTCCGACACTCAGAACCATCCACAGGGTGGCAAGAAAACAATGAAGGAAGATGAAGAGCAAGAAGAAGAAATAATTATTGACGATGAAGAATCAGTTGATAATCTTCTTGACGAAAAGAAACAATGGAAAGAAAAAATGAAAGAAGATGTTTCGGCACTTTTCTCTGACGACTCTACCATTTCCGAAGAATTCAAATCTAAAGCATCAACAATTTTTGAAGCACGTATCAATGACCGTGTTGCACAAATTGAAGAAGAAGTAGAAGTTAGATATGCTTCTATGTTCGAAGAAGCTGTAGAAGAAATCAAAAATGATCTAACAACTAAAGTAAATGACTACCTAGAGTATGTTGTTGAACAATGGTTGGCAGACAATGAAATTGCAATCGAATCTGGACTACGTTCAGAAATCACAGAAGAATTTATTGCTGGTCTACGTAATCTATTTGCAGAACATTATATCGATGTTCCAGAAGATAAGGTTGATCTAGTTGATGAATTAGCAGGTAAAGTTGAAGAACTTGAAGATAAACTTAACGAAGAAATCGAACACGGTATCGAGTTAAGAAAAGCTTTAATCGAATCAACTAAGTCTGAAATTGTTCGTAACGTATGTGATGGTTTAACGGCAACTCAAGTTGAAAAGATTAAGTCACTCGCAGAGAGTGTAGATTTTTCCACAGAGGAAGAATACACAGAAAAACTTGAAACAATCCGTGAAAACTATTTCCCATCAGGTATGAAAAAAGCTGATGTGGCACAACTACACGAAGCAGTTGACGATACTGACGGCGAAAAGAAAATCATTAATGATCCATTCGTTGCAGCAGTATCACAAGCAATTTCAAAAACAAGAATTTAATTAAACAAAAAACAAGGAGACTTACATGTATTTGTCTGAAGGCTTACAGCAAAAATGGGACTCAGTTCTTAATCACCCAGAACTCCCAGCAATTAAAGATCCATACCGTAAAGCAGTTACGGCATTGGTTCTAGAGAATCAAGTAACATCAATGCAGAAGGAAGGTCAAATCCTTACCGAAGCAGCACCAACTAACTCGTTAGGTGGTACAGGTTTTTCAGGTGGTTCAACTGCAACAGGCCCAGTAGCTGGTTTCGATCCAATCATTATTTCTTTGGTTCGTCGTTCACTACCTAACCTTATTGCTTATGACGTTTGCGGCGTTCAGCCAATGACTGGTCCTACAGGATTAATCTTCGCAATGCGTACACGTTATGCAAATCAGTCTGGAGACGAAGCATTCTATAACGAAGCTAATACTCGTCACTCAGGTGCTGAATCTGCAACTGCAACAACATATGCACTACAATCAGATACATCAGCAACAGATAACGTATTTGCTAATACTATCGTTGCAGGACCTCCTATGACTACAGCATCTGCTGAAGCATTAGGTACATCTGGTTCAGTAGCATTTGAAGAAATGGCTTTCTCAATCGAGAAAGTAACTGTAACTGCTAAGACCCGTGCTCTAAAAGCAGAATACTCAATGGAACTTGCACAAGACTTGAAAGCAGTTCATGGTTTAGATGCAGAAACAGAATTGGCTAACATCCTTTCTTCTGAAATTCTTGCTGAAATCAACCGTGAAGTTGTTCGTACAATTTACTCTGTTGCTAAGACAGGTGCTCAAGTTGGTACAACTACTGCTGGTACATTCAATCTTGACACCGACTCAAACGGTCGTTGGATGGTTGAAAAGATCAAAGGTCTAGCATTCCAAATCGAACGTGAAGCTAACACAATTGCAAAAACAACTCGTCGTGGAAAAGGTAACATGGTTATCTGTTCATCAGACGTTGCTTCTGCTCTTGCAATGGCTGGTATCCTAGATTATCAATCAGCATTAAACGGTCAAGTTAATCTAACAGTTGACGATACTGGTAACACATATGCAGGTACATTGTTTGGTCGTATCAAGGTTTATATTGACCCATACTTCCCAACAGGTTCTTCATCTGAGTTCGCTGTTGTTGGTTACAAAGGTACTAACGCTTATGACGCTGGTATTTTCTACTGCCCATACGTTCCTCTACAAATGGTTCGTGCAGTTGATACTGGTTCATTCCAACCAAAAATTGGTTTCAAGACTCGTTACGGAATGGTTGCAAACCCATTCGCAGAGGGTACAAACCAAGGTTCTGGTTCATTGAATCGTCAGTCGAACTACTACTACCGTGCAATCAAGATCGCAAACTTGATGTAATTAGTAGACAAAACATAATAATAACTATAACATGTTTCAGAGGGATCTTCGGATCCCTCTTTTTTTCGCATATAAATATATACATTAGTTTCACTCAACCATAGAATATAACATATGAGTTCATGTTTACCAGGCGGTGAAGGTACGTCATTCTTACATGGTAATAAGTTTCAATTAAACTTTACCCGTGTTCCATATCTTCAATATTTCTGTCAATCAGTCAATCTCCCAGGAGTATCACTCGGAGAAGTACAAAGGAACACTCCTTTTGTTGACATCTATTCTCCAGGTGAAAAAGCAATTTATGAAATATTGAATGTAACTTTTATTGTTGATGAGAATCTAAAGTCTTGGTGGGAAATACATGACTGGATTCGTGCAATGACATTCCCTACAACCTTTGATGAGTATAAAGGTTTAAATCAACTATCACCTCTTGCGGATAAAGAGTTTCCGCAATTCTCTGATGCACATTTAAGTATTTTAACATCGGCAAACAATCCAAACTATCGTGTTAAGTTTGTGGATTGTTTCCCAATATCATTATCGTCTATAATGTTTTCCGCAACGGATACTCCAGACAATATCATTACTGCCGACGCATCATTCAGATTTTCTTATTTTAATATTGACAAAATGTAAAAGATAGTTTATACTCTCCATAAAGGAGATTACTTTATGAAACAACTTGACGAACTATTAGAAATGTGGCGCAAAGACTGTGACATTGATCGCACAGAACCAGGTAAAGCACTTCTAGACATACCCAAACTACACAGCAAATATTTGACTATTCTTTCTAAACATAAAATGTTAGGGAAGGATGCTGAGTTTCAACTTAACCGTTGGAAGAAAATCAAATGGGAATATTATACTGGTAAGTTTGATGATGAGGAACTGAAAAAATATGGTTGGGAACCATTTCCATACACTCTCAAATCTGATCTCAATACATACTTAGATGCAGATGAAGATATAAACAAATACAAAGCAAAGAAGTTATTGCATGATGAAGTTGTAGATGTTTGTACATTCATTCTTAAAGAGTTAAATTCTCGCACATATCAATTACGTGACTTTATAACATGGGAAAGATTCATCCAAGGTGTCTAATATAATTCTTCACAAACGTAACGAAGCATTCATACAATTTGAATGTGACCGTGGTACAGCACAAGAGTTAAGTGATTACTTTACTTTTTTTGTACCAGGGTATCAGTTCATGCCTGCATTTAAAAATAGAATCTGGGATGGGAAGGTACGACTTGCAGACCTTCGTAACTTTACCATCTATCATGGACTAGTACCTTACATACAACAATTTTGTGATGAAAGAGATTACACATTAACAATTGATCCTGAAGTTAATACTGCAATAAATTATTCTGCAATAGAAGCAAAAGAATTTATTGATACTCTAAACTTACCTTATGAAGTACGTGACTATCAATTAAAATCATTTATACAAGCAGTAAGAAACAAACGTATAATGATTCTCTCACCTACTGCATCTGGTAAATCTCTTATTCTTTACATGATACTTCGGTATCTACAACATACAGATCATCAAAAAGGTTTGTTGATTGTACCTACAACATCATTAGTAGAGCAGATGTATAAAGACTTTGAAGATTATGGATTTGATTCAGATCAATACTGTCATCGTCAATACTCTGGTAAAGAAAAACATTCAGATAAATTTCTAACTATTACTACGTGGCAATCTATCTACAAGAATCCAAAAGAATATTTTGAACAGTTTGATTTTGTATTAGGAGATGAGGCACATCAATTTAAAGCAAAGTCATTAACCACAATTATGTCTGGTCTTGAAAATGCATCATATCGTATTGGATGTACAGGAACACTAGATGGAGCACAAACACATAAATTAGTATTAGAAGGATTGTTTGGTCCTGTATATAAATTTGTGACTACTGCTGAGTTAATTGAACAAGGACACCTTGCAGAATTTAAAATTAAATGTTTGATACTTGAATATCCAGAAGAAGTCAGAAAAATGGCAAAGGGTTGGGACTATCAAACTGAGATAGAATATATAGTAAAGAACCAGAAAAGAAATGAGTTTATTCGTAATCTGGCATTATCACTTGAAGGTAACACTCTCATACTATTCCAGTTCGTTGAAAAACACGGAAAGGATTTGTATGCAGCAATTAAAGAACACGCAAAAAAACGTCATGTGTTCTTTGTCTTTGGCGGAACTGATGTTGAAGTCCGTGAATCAGTTCGCTCAATAACAGAAAAGGAAAACGATGCTATTATTGTTGCTTCTTACGGTACTTTTAGTACCGGCATTAATATTCGCAATCTACATAACGTGGTCTTTGCCTCGCCATCTAAATCAAGAGTTAGAAACTTACAATCAATCGGTAGAGGATTAAGGATAGGAGACAACAAAGAATCAGCAACTCTATTTGATATTGCAGATGATTTTCGTATTGGTAAATATACCAACTACACCTTGAAACATTTCATAGAACGTGTTAAGATATATGACGATGAAAAATTCAATTACAAGTTCTACAACATAGAGATCAAAAAATGAATACTAAAATAATCCGTATGCAATCAGGTGAAGATATATTAGCAGATGTTCATAATGCACCGAATCATGTTAAGATAGACAATCCTATGCGTTTAGTCTTTCGTAGATTACCTACTGGTCAAACAATGATGTTGTTAGCACCATGGCTACCTAACGAATTAGTAGAAGAAGATTATGCAACAATATCTAATAGTGATATTCTAACCGTATTTAATCCTAAGATTAAGTTAGTTGAATATTATAAAAAGATGGTAGAACTTCAGGTTAAAAGAAAACAAGAGTTTGGGAAAGTAATCGATGATTATCTGCAACATGAGATGGACGATGCAGATAATTATGAAGAACAAGAAGATGAGATTACTGCTGAGATTCTAGAAGCATTACAGGATACTTCTAGAACTAAACTTCATTAATCACACAACCATTATACAAACAATTTTAAAAATGTCAAGCACAATCTAAGGTAATCATATGGCGAATGAAAAACATTATGTAAACAATACAGACTTCCTGAACGCACTCATAGAGTATAAAACTAAGTGTGATGAAGCAAAGGCAAACAATAAACCAGATCCAACAATACCTAACTATATCGGAGAATGCTTTCTAAAGATTGCCGAACACTTGTCTAGAAAACCAAACTTCATCTCTTATTCTTTCCGAGATGAAATGATTGCCGACGGTATCGAAAATTGTTTAATGTATTTCAGAAACTTTGATCCTGCTAAATCAAAGAATCCATTTGCATACTTTACTCAGATTATTTACTATGCATTCCTGCGAAGAATTATGAAAGAGAAGAAACAACTATATGTAAAGTATAAAGCAACAGAACAGTTTGGTATTCTAGATGAAGCAGAAATGCTTGAAGATGAGAATGGTAACTATAAGCAGTTCGAAATGTATGAGAACATATCAGAGTTTATTCATACATTTGAGGAAAACAAGAAAAAGAAAAAGGCAAAGACGATAAAAGGAGTTGACAACTTCATAGAGAATGATGTAGAATAAGATTATGAAAATTGCGATTCTTGGTGACACGCATCACGGTATGCGTGGTGATTCTTTAGACTTTCATAATTACTATAAAAAGTTTTATGAAGAAGTATTCTTTCCATATCTTAAAGAGAATGGAATTGATACCGTCTTTCAATTAGGTGATCTATTTGATCGCCGGAAGTTTATTAACTTCAACTCTCTTTATTTGGTACGTAAGTATTTCTTTGAAGCTTTAAAAGAACATAATATACAGTTTCATACGTTACTTGGTAATCATGACGTTGCATTTAAAAATACACTAGAGGTAAATTCCTCTCAACTATTACTAAACGAATATGGTAACATTACTGTATACGATTCTTTTACTACACTTAACTTTGACGGGATTGATGTTGATGTGGTGCCTTGGATATGTGATGATAACCAAGTTGAAATCTTTGATAAAGTAAAAGAATCAAAGTCACAAATCTGTTTCGGTCACTTTGAAATTGCCGGATTCGAGATGGATCGTGGTAATGTTTGCCATGAGGGTATTGACAAAGCGCAATTATCCA